GACATGGCGGACCTGTTTCAGGATGCGTCGGTCAGCGGTGGCAGCTTTATTCGCGAGCCATCCCGCAGCGAGGGTGTTCTTTCTGTTGGTACCACCAACGGCGCATCTATTAAGCGGACAAGCAATCGGTACCACTACTACCAACCAGGCGTTGGCAACCTTGTTATCCAAACGCTTTACTTTGGCGACCTGGGCAGGGCAAACAACAGCAGAGGGTTCATGTACGGAGACGACGACAACGGCCTCTTTTGGGAGCTGGATGGCACTGTTCTGCACGTCGGTATCCGCTCAAACATCAGCGGCACAATCGTTGACACGCGCGTTGCGCAGGCCAACTGGAATGCTGACAAACTCGACGGCATAGGCATATCAGGCATGAACCTTGACTTGATGAAAGCCAATTTTTTCTTTTTTGACTTTGCCTGGCTTGGGGTGGGCCCTGTACGTTTTGGTCTGATTGGCCCGAGCGGGGAGCGAAACGTCTGCCACGTTTTCGAGAACCCGAACGCAAATGGTTCGGCCTACATGCGCACTGGAAGTTTGCCTGTGCGCTGGTGGAATACAAACAAGGGGCGCGACAAGCGGCACGTCTGATCTGCGCACCATCTGCTGCGCGGTTTACGCAGAGTCGAAGACCGACTACACCTTCTGGCGCTACTGCGACATCGAGCGCCTGACTCCAATTGAGGTCACCACCCGCACACCCATCTTCTCGATGCGCGTCAAGGCGGGATCGCGCGTTGGCATCTACCCGGAAGCCCTCAATGTGATGGTGTCGGGTGGTGACGTGATGCTGGAAATACTGGACGACGCGACCCTAACCAGCGCCACCTGGGCAATTCCCGGCGAGGGCTTGGCCGAGGGTGATGTGGGTGCCACAGCAGTCTCTGGGGGCTCGCGCTTTCAGTCGTATTGGCGCAGTGCCGGGGCGCACACCATCGACCTGAAGCCGGTCTACGAGACCAACGACGAAGGCTACCACCGCCTTGCGGATGACTCCGACAGCTATACCTTTACCCTGGTGGCCACCAAACTGTCGGGCACCACCGTAACGGTTGCGGGTGATCTGAACTACCGCGAGCTGAGGTAAGTATGGCCGCATTACTCTGGGGCGCATGGGGGGGTGGAATGGTCATTGGGGGAGTCTGTCTCTTTCAACGGAAGCACCAGGAGAATCACCGTCAACACCGGAGTCACTGAGTTGTCAATTCGGGACGATGTTTACTCTGCTTGGGTACGCTGGTCCGAGCGCGAGGACAATGCAAGGTTTTTGCCTGCTGTGCGCTACTCCGGGCTGGACCCCATCCCAGGCGGCGTCACTGGTGGCACATTCTTCCTGACAAACGGCTGGAAGCTAGTCTACGACCCGTCTTTGGTGGCAGTGGCCGGGGTGCTGTACTCGGAGGACTACGGCACAGCTTTTTGGACGGCCGCTGACATGCCGGTATACCCGGCGACGGTGGCGGCAGTAGTGAACACGGCAACAACCGTCCAGAACGTGGCGACAGGCACAGTGCCGACAGCGCTGGACGTAGCGCTGCAGGTGAGGGCGGAGTTGGCGATCGAGTTGGCTCGCATGGATGCAGCGATCAGCTCAAGGCTTGCGGCTGCTGGGTACATTGCGCCCATATTGCCTCCAGATGCAGCAAGCGTGGCCGAAGCAGTTTTGGCTGCTGCCACAGCGACTCCAATTCAGGCCAATATCAAAAAAATCAACGATGTAACCATTACCGGAGCAGGGGTTCCTGGGAATAGCATGAGGCCACTGTAATGTGGTCAATCGGGTTTTGGGGCTCTGATTTTTGGGTTGCCAGCTTCTGGCTTGATGTTTCTGGCGAGATCGAATTTCGGTTTGTTTTAAATGCACATCAACCGGTGAGGGTTGTCACCGCTGTGCAATATCAATCGGTCTTTCTCGATCCGGATGATCCCAGGGCGCTGGAGCCACAAGAACGCGCCAGGCATCTTTTGCAAGAATCGCCAGATGCCATCACGGCATCGAGTCAAAATCCACGCGATGTTTTGAAGCCAGCGCCCAGGCGATCTTTTCTGTCGTGACGACAACATCAAGCTATGACAACGCCAACCGACCCTACCGTTCAATGGACTGAGCAAGACATATCGGCAAAACTGGATTATTCCCAGACCTACCCCGATCTGCTCACCGCAAGCGACACTATCGCGTCCAGCGTGTGGGCACCTGTTGCTGGCCTGACATTTTCTGATGAATCGACATCTGGCTCAACGGTAACAGTCTGGATTGAGGCAACTGTCGCTGGCCTGTACCGGGTCACAAATTCGGTCGTCACCAGTGCTGGGCGCAAAGACACGCGCACGTTCTTGCTTTACGTCACAGCCAAGACGCCTCTTGTAAAAAGCAGCTTGTTTTATCGGGACGAGTTCGTTGCTAAATTTCGCTCAGAAAGTCTGCCGTCGGCTGCAAGATTCTTGTCTGCGCCCGTGTCAGATGATTACCTTTGGGCCAAGCTCAAAGCCGCTGAGGCAGACGCGCAGCGCGAGCTCCATGTTTACCTTGTTCCCACCGTCCTTTTTCCCAACGACCCAACGCAGGCCGAGATTGACGCCTTGGCGGGTGCTCCATGGGCGGTCGACCCTGGCTACGACTACGAGCAGGACATCATTCAGCCAGGCGGCTGGTCGTTCATCGCGCTGCGACAGCGGCCGGTTATCACACTGGAATCCATCAAGTTCTCATATCCCTCGATGGGCACAGTGTTTTCTGTCCCTTCGCAATGGATCAAGGTTGACAAAAAGTACGGCCACGTTCGGTTTATTCCAACCAGCAACGCCTTTACCACCCCTATGGGCGGCATGATGATTGGTGCCATGGGCATGCAAGGTGCGCCTCAATTCATAGAAATCCGCTACACGGCGGGCCTGAAAGACGCAGTCAACGACTACCCAGACCTGATAGACCTGGTGCAGCGCATGGTTCTGTTGCGCTTGATGTCTGATGCTGTTGTTTCGGCATCGGAGTCCATCAGCGCAGACGGCTTGAGCCAAAGCAAAAGCGCGCCAGACCTCGACAAAATGCAAGCCGGAATTGACCGTCAAATGGAAACGCTGCGTCAGCGCATCCATGGTGTGCCCCTGATGGTGTTGTGATGCAGCTCGACCCCAACGCCTTTAATGGGTTCTTGAACCATATTGGTCAGTCGTTTGCCTGGAGCAAATCTTTCATCTGCCCCTGCGTGACCCCGGCTACCAACGCGCCCGCCATGAACTGCCCGCATTGCGCTGGCAAAGGCTTTCTATGGACGGCGGCCGTCACCGGTGTGGCGGGCGTTCCAAGTCAAAAAGTCCAGCGCGAGTTTGCCAAGTTGGGCCAATGGGAAGGCGGCGACATGATGCTGACCATCGGTAGCGATTCCCCGTTGTATGGGATGGGCGAGCGCGACCGGGTTACGCAACTGAACGGAGACGACCCGTTTTCTATCAATCTGCGCCGTGGCTTCAACGACAAACTGCCATGGCGGCTTAAAAGCATCGACCGGGTATTTTGGATCTTGGATGGAGTCCTGGTTGAGGGCGGGATCCCAACCCAGCAAACCGACAACACGCTGGTGTTCACTACCGGCGCACCACCAAATGGCGTCGCTTACTCTGTCACCGGCAAGAAATACAGCGAGTTTTTTGTGTTCCAGGCTTTCCCGGGCGACCGTGGCCACCACTTCGGTGCCAAATTACCCACCAAGGTTCAGCTTCGCAAATTTGACCTGTTCGGAAGATGAGTTACACCGTCTCATTTGACGCGGCCAGCCTGATTAAGGGGCTGCATCTGCAGCTTGAGACCGCCATCACACAAGCGGTGCAGACGACGGCGCTGACGGCCCAGGCAGCGTGGAAGCAGACCGTGCTGCAAACACCGGGCTTGTGGCAACCCATCAAGGAGAGGTACGCCGACAGCATCAGGGTTGAATACGACGCCAGCGGAATGGGGGCTCGGATTTATTCCGACGACCCGATGGCAACTCCGATCGAGAATGGTATCCCAGCGCGGGACATGAAGCGGATACTAGACACGTCACTGAAAACGCGGGTTGCCAAAAACGGCAAGCACGCGGGCCAGCGGTACCTCATCATCCCTTTTAGGCACAACACCCCAGGCAACACAGCCTTGGCCGGATCCATGCCGCAGGCGGTGTACTCGCAAGCCAAAGAATTGACCAAATCCAGTGTCACGCGTTTGAGTTTCCGCAAAAATCAACTTGGGGTTATGGGGTTTACTGGTGCGCAAGCTGGGTCGAAGCTGCTGGTCCGCTCGCGCGAGTACAAGTGGGGCGATCGACTGAGTGGGGTAGACATTCCGAAGCGTTTTAAAGGCATGTACCGGTTCAACACCAGCAGCGGCGGTCAAAACTCATCGGCCTACCTCACGTTCAGGGTTATGGGTGAATGGTCTTCCGGCTGGGTAATCAAGGCACAGCCGGGTCGCTTCATCGTCAAGGCTATATCGGAGCAGGCACGGGAAATGCTCAAGACCGAGGTCACCGCCGCTATCGCTAGCGTGTCGTGACCCTATTCTGCTGGCATGATTGATCACGGCACCTACCTTGGCAAGGCCATCAAGTCCAGCCACGAGCACGACATTTGGGCTCCGTTTGACTCGCCCTACCTCAAGGACATGGTCGAGGCCTTCACCCACAATGGGCAGGCGCATATCCAATCGTTCAAAGACGCGCTAAATTGGTGGCTGGCTGCCCACGGTCAACCCCAGCAAAAGAACGCGCTACCGGCCCTGCTGATGCCCAACGTTCCGGCGCATTGGAGCCAGCTTGAGCTTGATGCCTGGAAGGCATATTTCTTTTCCAAGCCGCGCGCGCTGTGGTTGGCAGAAGACTGGTCCATGCTGGTCGAATGGCTTTTGCAGCAGCACTGGTCGCCGCAATGGGCGTCGAGCATGGCCGACTGGTTGTCGGTCAAGTCCACTTTGCTTGGGCAAATCGAGGCTGGTCTGGCGGCAAATCCTCCCAGTGCAACGGTGGCTGCTGGCATCGCCGCAGCCATTCCTGCCAGCGTCCCTGCTTTTATTGAACTGGGCCTACCGGTGTCAAATATCACCGAGGCCATGATCGCTTTTGCTCGGGTGCGGTGTGCTCAGGCCATCGTGGATATGGGTGATCAGCTCCGCTCTGGTGTCAGGTCGGTGATTTTGGACCACCAGCAGGAAATGCTTTTTGGGGGTAAGCCGCAAAGCCTGGAGCAGCGCCTGTTCGACAAGTTCGCCACGGCAAACCGCGACTGGCGGCGCATCGCTGTCACTGAAGTGTCCGAGAACGCAGCTCAGGGCGTGGTGGCTGCCAGCAGCTCAGGCTCAAAACTCAAGCGAATTGAACAATACAAGGGTGTTTGCGCTTGGTGCCACAAGATCGATGGGCGGGTAATGACGGTGGTAGACCCAGCCAAACCAATAAAAGACGGCGAAAACGAGATTTGGACAGGCAAGACCAACATCGGCCGCTCATCTGCACCCAAGAAGCGGGTCGACGGCAGGCTCTACGACCGCGAGCCTGACGAGATGTGGTGGATTGCGTCCGGTGCCCAGCACCCGCATTGCCGTGGTCGCTGGCTGCCTTTCTCTGGCATCGACCCGGCTAAGTACGACAAATTTATGGCCAATGTGAAGGCCAGCATGGCGACGCATCAGGCTGAAGCGGCAGCAAAACAAAAGGCTTTGGTGTCGTGACGCAACGATTGGGGTATGGCGACGACCAAAACTCCAACCCTTCAGAAAAACCTTAATGTTTCCTTTGCATTGGCGCAAGAGAATGGGCCGATTGACGTCTTCACCTTTCCGATCAAGCCAGAAGAGCTGACGCGGGCAGAGCCGTCTCGGATCTCTGCCGTCAATTCACTTGGAGGTGCTTGGGTTGACGCATTTGGCCGAGGCTTGGCAACGCTCACAATTTCCGGCAATACAGGATGGCGCGACAGGAATTCTGGCGGCGACGGCATTGCCCAATTTACAACCCTGAGAGACGACTTCATTCACGCCTGGCACGATCTGCGAAAGCTCAAGGCAAACGCAGGGATTGACCCTAATGAAGTCCGCCTAATCTTTATTGACCCACTTAACGGAAATTACGTCGCTGACGTTGTGCCCGTAAATTTCACTTTGCGGCGGAGCAAATCGCAGCCCCTGCTGCTGATGTACAACATCGTCATGACCGTCACCAACGACAAAGCGTCTGCCCCGCTGGCAACGAATGACGTGGTGGACCCGATAAACGACCCGGCTGCCGCGCTTGAGTCTCTGAACAAGTCCGTTGACGACATCAACAAAATCCAGGAAAAGCTTCGCGGCTCTCTGGGAAAAATCAACGAGTTTGGCAAAGAGGTACACGCCTGGACGGACAAAACGTTTTGGCCTGTCATGAATGTTGCGCAAGAAGTCATCCAGACAGCAAGTGACGCCAAGGCGGTTATCAGTGCAGCTGGGCAGGTCGCTGTTGACCTGGCCTCGGACCTGAGTGCGGTCGGCAACCAAATGTGGAGCGCGGTGGCGGAGGTGGCCAGCCTGCCTAATGCGGTGCGTTCTGAGGTTGGTCAAATCAAGGGCGCAATGTCAAATTTGCAATGCGTTCTGAAAAATGGCTACAAGGCCGCATATTCTGCGGAAAGCTATTCGGACTGGTATGGCGCATCGAACTGTTCGAGCACACTGGGCGGGCAGCTTTCGCCTCTGTCCGGGAGTAACCCATTTGACAACAAAATACTCACGCCGGTAATCAACGTCACCCCGGAGGCAGCGGCAGCCATCAAAGAGGCGGCAACCCCTGCGGCAGACCTGACAGCCCTTATTGATGCCGCCAAAAAGATTTTGCAAATTAAAACCATCAGCGTTGGGGTGCAAGTGACATGACTTTAATGACCTCAAATTGGCGCACCGTCACAATTGACCATGGCGACACGCTGGCAAAAATAGCGACACGCGAATTTGGCGACGCTTCGCGTTGGCCTGAGCTTGCCTGGCTAAACAACCTGCTTCCACCCTACTTGACGGGCAATCCTGAGCTGCCTGGCGTGTCCTTTGGCAGGGTGCTGATGTTTGGCGGAATTATCAGAATCCCATCAACCAGCGCGCAAAAGCAATCGGTCACGCCCGCCGAGTCGTTTGGGGTCGACGTCAAGCTGTCCGATGGGGAGCTGACCGTGTCAAACGGCGACTTTGACTTGGCAAAAGGCGCTCCAAACCTGAAACAGGCGCTTGAAATGCGCCTGCGCAATGACAAAGCCTGTTTGCCGTTTCATCCGAAGTATGGCAATGCTGCGCACAAACTACGCGGCCGGAAGGCCGACCCCAATGTCAATCTTCTGGCGTTGCGGTTTTGTGAAGAGACGCTTTTGGCCGACCCTCGTGTGGTGTCGGTGCAAGACGGGTCTGCCGTGGCAAGCGGAGACGCCATCAAAGTAGAGCTCATGGCTGTTGCCAACAACGGCTCGGTGTTGCGCCTGCAGGCTGAAATCTAGGAGTAAATTGTGGCGTTTCAAATAAAAAACTTTAGGTCAATTGCCGCCAGCATGATCAACATCTCGCGGGCCAATGACAGCAAGATCACCGACTTTTCAGTTGGCTCGGTTGCGCGCACACTTATGGAGGCCTCTGCAATCGAAATTGAAGAGCTCTACCTTCAAATATTACTCGGCCTTCAGGAGGCTATTTCAACAGCGGTCTTCAACTCGTTTAACTTCGAGCGCCGGACTGCAGTTCATGCCAGCGGTACCGCCAGGTTTTCGGCCCCCATTTCTGCCAGCGCGCGTCAAATCCCTTTTGGGACAAAAATCAAGTCTGAAAGCTCCGCGTTCGAATACGCCACAGCAACGGACGCCGAGATACCGGCAGGCTCCACGTTTGTGGATGTCTTGGTGTCATGCACGCAAACCGGAGCATTGACCAATTGCAACGCGGACACTTTGACCACCATGGTCAACGCCATCAGCAGCGTGACCGTCACAAATCCGCTGGCGTTCATCAATGGCTCAGATGCCGAGACGGACGCGGAAATCAAAACAAGGTTTACCGCTTACATTGCCACTCTTTCGCGCGGCACTGGGGCGGCGCTGCGCTATGGCGCAGCCCAGTCGTCTATCGTTGACTCGGCCGGTGCCATCATCGAGCAAGCCAAGCACATTGCAGTCATCGAGCCGTTTCAGACGGACGTCGCTCAGCCGATTGGCCTGGTGAATTTGTATGTTCACAACGGCTCTGGCAATACCTCGTCTGCGCTGGTTGCCAAGGTGCAATCAGACATTGACGGCGCAAATGGAATTCCCGGATGGAAGTCGGCGGGGGTTGTGGCTGACGTCTATGCGGCCCCAGACTACCTTGTCAATGTCACAGGCACCATCACCCTGGAAGCCGACGCCGCCAGCGCTTCCACGGCCGCAGAAGACGCCATCAGCAGCTACATCCAGTCGCTCGGTATTGGGCAGCCTGTCATTCGCTCAGAATTGATTGCCATCGTCATGGAGATTGGTGGCGTCTACAACGTCTTGCTGTCCGCGCCTGCATCTGATGTTGCTGTCAGCGCAATACAAAAAGCCATGCCAGGCACGGTCAATTTGTCATGATCAACAAGCTGCTGTCCAACCTGCCGGACTCTTTTGTCAAAGAGTCTGTTGTCCTGAATGACTTTTTGACGCCAATAGCGGACGAGCTGTCGCATGCACAAGCAGGCGTCATGGCTGCGCTTGACCAGATGTTGCTAACCACGGCAGACGGCGAGTGGCTGGATGAGTGGGGTGGCTATTTTGGCATTACGCGCCAGGCGTCGGAGGCAGATGAAGTCTACGGCCTGCGCATCATTGCAGAGCTCATCCAGCCAAAATGCAACAACGTCGCCATGTCCAACGCCATCGGTCTGTACGTGGGCGGCCTGTCTGCAACCGTTACAGATGCCCCGCTGGAGTCGACAACCATTAACTTGTACCGTGACGGCGGCACCTACTTTGACGGCAAAAAAGATCGCCAGTCAATCACGCGCAACTACTACGGGCAGTTTGACGTCAACACGCAGTACGACCTGACATCTGGTGAAAACCTGACAAACCTGTCAAACCACATCAAGGCGGTGGTGGAGCGCCTGAAGGCTGCTGGCACCAAGTTGCGATCACTTGTGTTTTCTGGCTACCTGGCCGACACGGCAACTGCTGCAAGCGACGTGTTTTTGCACCAACTTCAAATTGCCCCCATAGAAGACTTGTACAGCGGTGCTCGGCAAATCCGGGACGGGTCGATCTACCGTGGTGCAGTCCAGGCCGATCTTTACAACGGCACGGTGGCCCGCAACGGCACCACTTTGCGTTTTGGTTGGCATACCGTCCCAGTGGCTCCTGCTTTTGGTGCTTTGGTTGACCCTATGGTTGTCATGCTGGACGCGACCATGCAGGACGCATTCGCCAGCACAGTCACATTTGGCAGTGGTTACCAGCGCGACGGCTCAATCAACCGTCGGGGTGTTGTGGCCGATCTCCAGGACCAGGCTGGCATCACCATCACAAAAGTACTGGCCCGTGACGGCCGGTACCACAGGGGATCATCGCGCGACGGCAGCCTTCGCTACAACGGCATTCCAAGAACCTTCGGCACGGTGGTTTACGGCGGTCAAACGACCTGGAGCGAGTCTCTGGTGTAGTCGTGACATTACCTTTTGCCCATACAGCATGAGGTAAACCGCATGGATTTCATTGACGAACAGCAAAAGCCGCGTGGCATTTTTCTGCTCAACATTTATCACAAAGATAAATTGATCGAGCGTTTTGAAGACGACAACCTGATCGTCACAGTCGGGCGCGAAAGTGTTGCCTGTCTGGTGGGCGGCGATGTCGCTGGCCGCAGTGTGACGCAGATCGGTTTTGGAACCAATGGCACAACCGCCAACCCGGCAAACACAGCTCTGACGGGCGCTTTTGTCAAAGCCATTGACTCGCACACCTATCCGGTTGGCACATCGGTGCAATTCAACTTTTCGCTTGGCACATCAGAGGCAAACGGCTTGTCAATCAGCGAGTTTGGGCTACTTACCTCTGCCGGTTACCTCCATGCGCGCAAGGTTCGCAACGGCCCCTTGCTCAAAGACGTCGACATTTCCCTGACAGGAACCTGGACGCTCGTTTACTAATTTTCAAAAGGAAAAATCAAAATGGCCAATTTAACAGAATCAGCCGTCTGGACGGGCGTTTACCAGTTTGAAACGACTGACCCCATTACCGGGGGGCCAGACGGCATGGACAACCTGCCTCACAAGCATCTGGTCAACCGAACCGCTTATTTAAAGGCGGTTTTGGATGCGCTTGCTTTGACTGTGGACGGCATCAACGTCACCGTGTCCACCGACACCAAGAACATGAGCGATGCTGCCATCAAGTACGCCTTGACCCAGGCAGCCCTTGCAAACTACAGCGTCAAGGCCTTGCGCCAACAAGTTCAGCAAGAAGGGGAGGTCACCATTACCAATCGCGGGTTGGTGTCTGGCGCAGCCATCACAAAACTTGGCACCAGCCGGTTGCTGGCGATTGCCTCTGGCAAATGCTTTATCAATGGCCGCGTCTACAACATCGATGCTCAAAACAGTTTGTCTGTTCCGGTTGGCGGCGCATCCTCTGCAGTTTGCTATGGATACCTGTTTCTTGACGGAAGCAACATCATCAAGTTTTACATCACCGCACTTGGCGATGCCGTGCCGTCCAATGGCATCAAAGCCTGCACCATCACAGTTCCAGCGGGCAACACAGATTCTGTGTTGGTTGGTGTCACGGTAACTAGCGATGCTCGAGTGGAGCCCAATTACCCCATCAGCCTGGATTCGCCAGTGCAAACATACAGTGCAATCAATCCCCTGTCAGACAACAAATACCGCCTCGACTTTGATGTGGTGTCGTCTGATGGCGCTCCTTGCCCGCGTAATGCCGTTGGGGTTGCCAGCCGAGCGACCAATGGTTTCACGATGCAACTTGCCAGCGCGGCCGACAACGTCGTGGTGCGCTGGCGCGTTTCTGCCTTGAGTCTGCCAGCAGAGCAGCCTCTGTCAAGCGGCTGGATTGGCCGCTTGGAAGCCGCATCCCCAGCCACTTATTAACCCAGGAGCTTATTTCATGCCTCAAATCATTCTGAAACAACCCGGACAGCCAGTGGCTGACTTTTCTTTCTCGGGTGCAATCGTCACTGTTGCTGGTGTAGCTGTTGACTGCGCTGAGCGTCAGCTTGACTCATCGGTCATCGTTGAAATTCGTCTTGGCTCCGGTGGCGCGCAAGAGGGCGGCGCTGGTGCCTACCTCGCGCACATTACGATTCCGCCCAAGCGCTACACCACCGTGGCCGGTCCGGATGACGCCAACGGTAACCCCACCTCTGTTCAAGAGTTCATTGCACTGGACCCCAATGCCGTGCAAGTCACCCTTTGGCCTGCCGCCTAACTCACCACATAACCCATTCCAGGAGAAAAAACCATGCCATCCATTTTTATCAAAGACGACCTGCGCGCTTCCGTCGAAGCGGCATCTGGCGGAAAGCAAACGGTGCTCTACACCGCCAGCGGCCAGCCGACCTACATGAACATCATCTCCAAATTCAACGGCCCGGACGTTGATGCTGGCTTGCCTGAGGGTGTGCATCCGATGTTCAACATTGGTGGCGTCGAAAAAAGCGAGTACTTCTATGGCGCTTACCCGGGCATTGTCAAAAATGGCGAGCTTCTTAGCCTGCCTGGTGTTGACTGCAGTACATCGATAAACCACGACCAAGCTGTCACATATGCGCGCGCTTGTGGTGCCGGTCATCACGTTGTTCCGAATGTAGCCGCTGCAGGTATCGCACTTTGGTGTCGCGCCAACAGTTTTACGCCGCGAGGCAACACTGGCTACGGTCGCGCTCATGACGCTGTTTGGGAAACTGGCCGTCGCGTTGATAATTTGGCACCTGGAACTGCATCAGGAGCTGCCCGGACCTTGACAGGATCTGGTCCCAACAGCTGGAACCATGACGGCTCCAATAGTGGTATTTCTGACTTGTGCGGCAATGTGAATGAATGGTCCCCAGGAATGCGCATTAATGAAGGTGAAATCCAGATCATTGCCAACAACGATGCAGCGCTGAATGCTACCGACCTGTCTGCTGGTTCGACTGCCTGGAAGGCAATAGACGGCGCTACTGGTGCCTTGGTGGCTCCTGGGAGTGCCAACACTGTCAAGTACGCAGCTTCAGGAACAGCCAACTACACACTGGTGCGCGCATCCGGGTCGAGCTTCGAAGGCATGACAAACCCAGGAACAATACCTGTTGGCGCGACAGCGCTTGCGCTTCTCAAGGCCTACGGCCTGTATCCGGTTGCAGCTTTGTTGGGTGGAACCATTGCGGTTCCCGCTGCCAATGGTGATGCGTTCTATCTCGATGTGACGGGCGAACGGCTCCCGCTCCGGTTTGGCATTTGGAGCAGCGGCGCTACAGCCGGGTTGTCCTATCTGTACCTGAACTTCGTTCGGACGAGCGCGGACGGCGGCATCGGGGCTCGGCCTGGCTTTGTAATTTGATATCTGAACCCCTGAAATCTGATCTTGGTGGGCGATAGCCCACTGAACCCTATGACGACAGAGCCAAAAGTAACCGACCTGTTGATTCGTCAAAAATGCGAGGCCATGATTGCGTATGGCTACATCGCTCTGCGCCAATTTCCGGCGTTTGAGCGGCATGTGTTAAGCGCAGAAATGCGAATCAGCATGTGGGCCTTGATGCGTCTGATCGTGGTGTGCAACAAACGACACCATAAAAAGACGACGATGCAAGATTTGGACGCGGAGCTTGATCTTCTACGCTGCCAGGTGCGAATGGCAAAAAGTCTGGGGTATTTAGATTTCAAGAAGTACGAACACTGGTCGAAGTTGAACGACGAGATTGGCCGAATGATCGGCGGCTGGTTGAAGTCAATCACTGTGACTGTGGGGGAAGTGCGTTAAAACGGCTCCCGATCCGGTTTGGCAATTGGAACAACGGCGCTACAGCCGGGTTGTCCTATCTGAACCTGAACAACGTTCGGACGAACGCGAACAACAACATCGGGGCTCGGCCTGGCTCTTGGGGATTGTCAGAAACAGTGGGCTTAAGGGCTGCTGGCAGAACACCCCTCAAAAGGATGCGCTTTCCTCGGCCAGGGCGAAAACCCGAAGCCGAAAAATTAAACAGGTAGGCAGTTCTGGTAGCCCTTGCGGGCGAACGTTCGGCCCTACCGCCCTTCGGGGTTCATAAATCGATGGCCAAGACTTACAACAACCTGTTCCCGCAAATTTACGACTTTGAAGCCCTGCATGCTGCCTATCTTCGCGCCCGCGCCGGAAAACGCAAAAGCCTTGAGGTGCAGCGCTTTGAACTTGACCTTGAGGGTAACCTGATTGCACTTCAAAACGAATTGATGTGGGACCAGTACAAAATTGGCAGCTATTACCAGTTCAGCGTGTTTGAGCCCAAAGAGCGCCAGGTGGCGGCACTCCCATTCCGCGATCGAGTTGTCCAGCACGCTCTGATGGCCGTGATCGAGCCTATATGGGAGCGTCGGTTCATCTCTGACAGTTACGCCTGCAGGCCGGGTCGGGGTACGCATCGTGGCGCTGACTGCGTGCAGGCCATGTTGCGCAAAGTTAAGCGTGAGCATGGCAAGGTGTCCGTGTTTAAGGCTGACATCAGCAAATATTTCCGGTCAATCGACCATGAAGTTTTGCGGGTCTTGTTGCGCAAGCGTATTGCCTGCAAACGCACCCTGGCCTTGATGGATCACATCATTGACTCGGCAAACACCCTGGATGGTCATTCGTTTGGCGTTGGGCTCCCGATTGGCAACCTGACCAGTCAGTTGTGCGCAAATGTTTACCTGCACGAGCTGGATGAATTTGTGAAACACGCCCTGCATGAGCGGCATTACGCCAGGTACATGGACGACTTCATCATCATCCACCACGACAAAGCGCACTTGCAGCGCCTACGTGTGCTGGTGGAGGAATTCCTGTTTCGGCATTTGCGGCTCAAAACCAACAGAAAGACCCAGGTGTTTCCTCTTGGTATGGCGCATGGTCGGGCGCTTGACTTCCTCGGCTATCGGATTTGGACAACGCACCGGAGGATCCGCAAGAGCTCCATCCGTCGCATCACCAGAACCTTGAAAAAGCTCCAGAAGCAGTTTGCGGAAGGTTTGGTGGATTGGCCAAGGGTGTCGCAATCAGTCCAGAGCTGGGTTGCCCATTGTTTACATGCTGACGCCTTCGGATTGCGATGCAAGCTTCTTGCAGCCATCATTTTTAAAAGAAGCGTCTTTATTCCGGTGGACGGTCGGTTGGCTTGA